CTCTTACGTGTGTTAAATTCATCCAACGTGTCATAACTCATATAGTCATTTTCATCATACGTCTTCCTAATTGGTTGTTTTAAAAACTTTTTTAGATTTGTCTTGTGCTTCTCTTCGTAAAATTTCTTAACCTGTGCATGTTGAACAGACCTTGGATAATCCACGAAGAATATAAAGACATTGTATTCGAGATCCACCGTGGAACTCTCCTTGACAGTAAATTTAAATTCGGTGTATTCACCATTCTTTAGGGAAACGACACCACGGGTCTCTTCTTCCAATTCCCTGAGGGCACACCTAAGGGGATTTAAAATCTCTCTCCGCCTGCATCCACCAGTGACAAAAATCCAATCCTTGAATCGATAATCCCTAACCGTGAGAAACCTCGGTTTCCCATCCGCAAAACTAACCGGTACTGCGATCGCTTTGTACTTTTTCATTGCGCATTCGCAAGTTATAATAGAGGTACAAGTTTATTCATCTACTTTTCCTCCTTTTGAACTTCAGTCTCTGGTTCTTGTTCTGGTTCTGTAGAGGGCTTCTGCTCAGAGTGGGCACTGAGATGCTTTACAATCTGTGATGAAAAGGTCTTGAAGGAGTTCATCTCATCCTTAGTCTTGTTAAGTTCTCTGAATAGGAAGATGATGCCTAGGGCACACACGATCGTGGCAATTAGCATGAGAGTATCACGATTTACGGGAATCATATAAGTATGTATATCCTTTTCTTTTTAAGCAATTGCACCCATGATAGTTCTCCCTGGGGGAGGACAATCATAGGGCGACTGGGCAAATTGGACGGCTTCGTAATGCGTATTTTCACAGGATTTTTGAGTCGGTGGCGTGGGCTGACCGACAAATTTTTCGAGTGTCCTGGACTTGGGATCGTACGTCAATACAAAAACGATGGCGAGGAGGAAGACAATCTTCCAGATCATAGTTATTAATTAGTTAGAATATAAAAGACCACCCATACCATTCTCAATGCGGAGCACATTGTAATTGACCGCGTAGATGTCCTTGTCACAGTTGGCGGTATCGTTCACGATACGGGCCGAATCAAGACGGGAGAAGTTCAGACTGCCGGTGGGCTGGAGCTTACCAGACTCGAGGCAGAAGGGGTAGAAGAAGAGCTTGGTACCACGGGAATCGTTCGCGTGGGAGGTGTGGTAGTAGAGGGGTACAGTGGTGAAGTTGGGGTCGGCAAACTTGTAGTCAGCCACATCCGTGCCGTTAATCTGGAGCTTGAGTTTGTTACCGGCGGTGCTCAACATCGTGACGGCCGACGCATCACCCGCGGCGAGGTACTTGACGGGGTGGTTGAAGTTCAGCTCCTGAATTTTGGAGTTGGAGGCCACCGCCTTCTGAACTTGGGTCATGATCATGTTCTGGGGCTGGGAGGCGAACATCTCACGTTCCTGGGTATCCAGGTAGGCGTAGTTCGCATAGACCTCCCACTTGCTCGCAGCGGCTTCGGAACCCCACGTGATACGAAGCTCAACATCGTGGTACTGGAGCGAAATGAGGGGAAGCGCCGACTGCCAGTTCTCACAAAAGGAGAAACGGAGGGGGTAGAACTTGACAGAGCTGGTACCATCGTAGAGACCGGCGGCGACCGACTTGGAAGAAGAGTACGCTGAGAGTGTGGGGGCGATGAGTGTGGAGTAGGTCGAATCCTGGTCATCCACAACCTGCCCACCCACAAGGAGCTCAACCTTGGAGACCACAGTGGTCCAATCAGTGAAGGCATTGGCGGCGGAACCATCACCCTTGATGGGCATGAGGTAGACATAGCCAAGCATGTCACCCTTCCGCTCGAAGCGGACGGTGGACATACCATTGTTCGAGACGTTGCCCTGGATGACCTGACGCTCGACAGTTTGGGAAAAGTTAGTGTGACGCTTGTAGGTCGATCGGAAAAAGCTGACCTCTGGTTGGCCAACGAGGTGGACATCCTGAGCACCGACGGCAACGAGTTGGGCAATACCACCAGACATTTTATATTATAGTGAGAGTTTATTTTTAAGCTCGGGTGAATCGTAGATTTCGGTCTGCTCAGATACGAGCGGTATGGGATCTTATCAAATTGGTGGTTGATAAGGTCTTTTTTCAGGCTTCACCCGTTTGATCACCAGAGGCATTAATATGTTAAAATCTTTAACCACA